TCACGGGGTCGAATACAGCAGGATATAGCCTAGCGTCCCTCCGCTGGGTGCCTTCACCTTGAGAACTCCCACCCAACCCGAAGGATTGTTGGCAGCGCAAAGTTCGGCGAAGCGGTAGCCGTTACCGGAGCCGCCGGCGAGGATGAGTTCGCCGTTGGCGGTGAGTTCGAGAAGGGTGCTGTCGGCGAGGTTGGAGCCAGGTCCGTGGATCTTGAGGGGCGATGTTGTAGAGTCCAGCGCGGCGATGACCGTTGGGCCGACGGCGAGGCCGGAGGAAATGTGCGGCGTTTGCGAGGCCGAGGTGCGGGCGTAGGCCTTCTGTGGGTCGTTGCCCGCCTGGAGGCAAGCGCCCCAGAGGTGGATGTCGCCGGTCGTCCAGTCGTCGCCGTTGGCGGCGTACTGTCGGACGACAATCCAGAGGCCGGTTTGGCCGCTCGCGAGCGTGCCGGTGATCTTGAAGCGCTGCCAGGAGGTTGTCAGCGTGACCTGGGTCGGACCGGCGAGGTAGGCGGCGTAGGGGTTGTCGACGATGGCGAGCGAGACCTTGCGCGTGCCAGAGGGGACTCGGGCCCAGATGTAGAAGGTGTAGGTGCCGCCGTCGGTGAGGCCCGCGATTTGCTGCTGGAGGACGGGCGTGTCGGTGACTGCTGTGATCACGTCGGCAGTCTGGTGGCCGTCCGGAGCGATGACGGCATTTGAAGTGACCGAACACGAGCCGCCGTTCTTGTCCCAGGCGGCAGCGGCGAAGTTCTCGGAGTGCTTCGCCATGTTCTCCAGCGGGCCGCCGATGGTTTGGTGCGGGCCGCAATCAACGGGGCCGGTGAAATGGTCGCCCGCACTGTCGGCCGGGGCGTAGCCGAGGGCGTTGGTGATTTCCCCGGCCTCTGGCGGGCTGGCGCTGATGGTCACGCTGACCCGGTCATTGGCGGGGTCGTCTGCGGCTGCCAGCGAAACGCGCGTGCCTTGGACCAGGTTCAGCGCCCGGCGGGTGCCAACGTCGATGCCGTCCTTCTGGACCTTGTGCGGGAGTTCCCCGCTCACGATGTCGGCGGCCGTGTGGGCGTGGGCGGGCAGGTCGCCTGCTGCGAGGTTCGCTCCCGAGGTCACGCGGCCTTTGGCGTCGACGGTGACCTTGGGATACGTGCCTGGCGATGCGCCGGACGGTGCCATCGACAGCATGCCTGATTCGACGGCGAGGCCTCCGGCTGCGTCGACCTGCACGATGCCCTTGTTGCCGTAGCCCGCGTCTGGATAGGAGAATGCGCCGAAGGTCTGCCCGGGCGCGAAGTCGATGATGGCATCGGCAACCAGGCGGTCATTGGCGTTCAATGCGAGGCCCAGGTCGCCGGAGCCGTCGGCCTTGCGCCACTTCACCGCGCCGGTGTTGGGCAGTCGCACCAGCCCGGTGGCGGCTTTGTTGCCCGAGCCGAACTCCGCGCCATCGACGAAGGCCTTCGCGCCGGTGATCGTTACCGCGCCGTCCTTGCGGACGTAGTTGCGGCTGGATGCCGTGCCGAGTTCCTGCTCGATCGCGATGACGGCTTCCTGCAGCGCCTTGATGTAGGCCGAGACCATGTTGGCGCGCACGGTTGCGCCGGAAGTATGTTGGGCCGCGACGGTGCCGAACGCTCCGCGCTGGCAGCCAGTAAACTGCGTGGCGGTCTTGCCGGTGTAGACGACAAGCTCGTCGTCGATCGAAAGAATCCCGTACTCGTCGGGAAAGCCCACGCCGGTAGACTCGACGCTGATCGTCGTGTCGCCAGCATAGATCGGCATGGTGGTAATCGTTTCGAGCGGCTTTGCGGAGAAGGCGTCGGCGGGCGAGTAGAGGCTCGATGCGTCGTCGATCGCGTTCGGGTAGTTGCTCATCCGTTCAACCTCCTCGCGTTCAAGCGGAACGTGTTCAAGCGGCTGCTCGGCTCGGGCGCATCAGCCACGGCGACGGGCGCTTCGGGCGAGCGCGCGGCGCGCGGCCGGCGATAAGAGACAAGGGTTGCAGTGGACTGCGCGGGCACTTCCAGCGGCAGGGCCCGAGAGTTCAGGCAGAACTGGTCGAACGCCCAGAAGCAGAACGAATACAGCCCGCGATTCCGCCACATGCCGTAGGCCTCGCGCATCGGCGGGTCCGGCGGACCGTAGATCCCCGCCAGGTACATGCACTCGGAGGCGGGGCGACCCAGCTTCAGCGGGAACTCGAGCGTCTGCCGCATGAGCCGCGCGTTCTTCTGCCAGACGTCGTAGTCGAAGCCTTCCGCGCGGAAGTACTTCACGCCGTACGCCGAGGTCTTCCATTCATTGGGCAGGTTCACGTGGAAGTTGAGCGCACGGAAGGCAGGGTCCGGCACGGGCTTGCCCTGATTGGCGTCGAGCGGCCAGAGGCACTCGAATACCGCCGAGGGATGGAACCGCCGAACGTAGCTGATGACCTCGGCGCAGTACTCCCAGATGCGGTCCCGAAGGAAGTTGGCGCTCTCGATGTCGTCGTCGGGCGTGTCGGTGTTGGCCAGGAACCGGTGCAAGGGGCGGCCGTAGCGAGCCTGGAACGCCGCCTTCGTGTCGTCGTCGTAGAACGGCATGCCGGAGGCGTTCGGAAAATACCACCACTGTGTCTCGCCGAACTGGAGGACGATGGGCAACCCGGCGGCAGCGATCTCGTCGGCGCACTCCTTGTACATCTGCTTGAGGTAATTCCGCACGCGCGGGCCGAAGTGCATCTGGTGTGACGGGATCGGCAGGAAGACGGGCTCGCCGTCCCAGTAGCGCGCGGCCATCGCCGTCGGAGGCCTGTAGCACTCCATCGAGTAGGCGAAGCTGGCGTCGATGCCTGCCTGTTTGAACTCGCGCGCCAGGTCGCGAATCCAGTTGCGCGCGCCGTGGGTCATCACGGGCGAGATCGAGTCGATCATCTCCCAGTCGCCCTCGGCACCCGGCTCATCGAGAGCTGGTGTGCCCTGAGAAATGCTCACTTGCGGGCTGGCCGAGATGGTGAAGGTATAGCTCGGCGCACGGGAGCGGATGTGGATCGAGCCACCCTCGCTCGTGCACCAGACACCCGGGAAGGTGACGTTGATCATTGCTCGCAGGTGCGCGGCGATGTCCTCGGTGGCAAGGCCCGCGCCGGGCGAGAAGTAGAGCGTTGTGCCGGATAGGTTGACCCACAGCGGCTCATCCGGCTCCCAGGCGCCGATGCTGATGGTGCAGCTCGGGTAGGTCGCCTCGATGCGCCGGCGCTTGTTGTTCCAGAAGACGCCCATGTAGACGTCGGCATGGCCGCGGAAGCCGAGCCGATCCAGGTGCCAGACGTGCCAGGCGGGCGGCTTCTTGTAGCCGTGGTCGGTGTCGAAGTCGATGGCGAGGGAGGCGTCAGGGTAGACCTTTGGCGGATCAGGCGGGTCCATCGGTTCGAGCGGCCAAAGGTAGTCGAAGTAGAAGTAATAACCGTTGCTCGACGGGTGCTTGTCGAACAACGCCCGGACCTTGACCGTATGCGTCCCGCCTGGCAGCGCGGTGGCGAGCTTCCTCATGGCCGCGAGACCGTTGTAGTCGTTCAAGTAGAGATCGTGGACGACAGGCGCGCCGCCGTCGATCGTGACTTCGATCCGGCCCGCATCGCGCCCGAGCCACGTGCCGAGGTAGAGATCGTGCTCGCGCGGATAGGAGTAGCGAGTGGTCACCGCCCGATAATCCTGGGCGTCGTTCGGGTCGCAACGCTTCGCGTGGCCGAGCGACCACCACTGCGTGGGCCAGCCCGCGCCATAACGGTAGTCTTCCCAGAAGCCTTCGTAGCGGCAGCGGCCATCGGATTCTTCAATGCGCGGCGCGTCGCCGCCGACCTTCAGTGTCCGGTCGCCGGTGAGGGTGAGGTTCGAGATCCGCACCTGCCACTCGATGTCGGAGCGTGTGCCTGTGATGGTCGAGATCCGTTGGATGCGCGTGCCTGGCTGCCAAGCCTGCGGCGTTGAGGAGTCCTCGCCGCGGCGAACGAGCAGGCGGTAGTACCAAGTGGCGGGGTCGTCAGGGTCGGGCTTTAGGAGGCCGAAGTTAGCGAGGCAAGAAATGCGTTCTTCAACATCGGGTGTGCCGACATAGTATTTACGGCCAGCGAGCATCTGGTCGGCCTGCGTCAGATGCCATTCCTCTTCGGTTCCAGGCTGGGTGGCTGTGACGGCCTCCTTCAGCCGCCCGCCTTCGCGCAGGCCTGCTTCCACATCTTCGAAACGCGGCGCGAAGGTGAGGTGGACTTTCACGATGTCGCTCGCGGGAACGGGCACGAGCGAGTTGTGGTCTCCGTTCAGGTAGCCGGAGAGGGAGGCGAAGGGGAACGTGAAGCGATAGACGCGAGTGTTGCCGGCGCCATCGACGGCAGTGGCGCGCGAAGTCGCCCCGAACTCGTCGTCGTTCTTCTCGATCCGGACGATTTGGTTCTGCCCATCGACCGAGATGCGGACGGGCATGCCGTTGGCATCGCGTCCATACTGGCCCAGTTGCCCAACAAGCCGCACCTTCAGTTCGCAGGAGGTGTTCGTCGTGGTGAACTGCTCGGTGGCGAGGCTGCTCGGCTGCTCGCCGTAATCGGGCGCCGGCGCGTCCACCATGCGATTCTTCAGGACCCGCCCGAAGTGCCGTGCCCGCGGAAGCACCCGGCACTGGATGTTATAGACCTTCCCGTAATGCGGCTTGGTGAAATACGCCGTGAACGTGCCGGGACCCACGGCCAGGACCTTGACAACCTCGTCGTTGGCGCTTCCGATGTCGACGCCGACGTAGTCGCCCACACGGATCTCGGCCGATGATGCGACCTGGGCGGTGTAGATGCCGGGCACGAACCGACTGAGCGTCACGGGCGCCGAGCCGCTGTTGGTCGAGACCGTCACGGGGCCATTCACGCCCGGCTCGAGCGAGACCGTGATGACGTTCCCGGAGGCGGTGCAGTCCACCAACCAACTCGAAATGCCCACCATTGAGGCCAGGCGCGTTGCAATGTCAGCGGCGTCGGTTGCGCCGGCCTCCTGGATGCCCGCGCCGCCGTTGTTCACCAACAGGTAGTGCCAGAAGTTAGGGTCGTCCTGCCACCAGATGGCTTGCTCGCAGGAAGGAAGGTTAGGCGCGCCGATATCGTTGAGGAGCCGCGTTTCGAGGTTGCAGAACGCGATGGCCTCGGCCGAAGAGCAGGACCAACGGGTACCCATGAAGTAGACGTAGGCCTTGTCGGTGAGGGCGGGCGTGGGATTGCCAACGAGCAGTTCGTCAAGCGTGGCGGCGTCGCGATCGTGGAGCGAGAAACCGAAGCTGCCGGGAGCGTAGTTTCCCGAGACGACTGCCGCGTGGTGCATCAGCGGCACTTCGTAGATATCGCCCACTCCGGTCGTAATCGTGAGCTTGTCCCACCCGACCGAGGCGTAGCGCACGCAGTCCGGCCGGACGTTGCCTTCCTCACCGTTAACGGGCAGGATCTCCATGTCGTACAGGAGTGTCAACCCGGAGAGGTCCGTCACGGGCAGCGGCTTCAGGCGCAGGTGGTTGAAGTAGTCATAGGTCGAGAGGAGTTGGACGTTGGCGAAATCCTCGGCCGCCTGGAAGATGCCGGAGATCTGAAAGCCGGTCTCGGAAGCGTCATGAAGCGTAGTGGTCGCTGCGCGGCCAGAGAAGCCCTGGAGCTGGATGGTACGGCGCGGGTCGAAGAGAAGGAGTGGTTCGGAAGGCATCACGGCCTCAGACCATGGACTGATGTGTATATACGAGGCGCGTCTATACTAGATAGGCCATGTCCCGAAAATCGAGGGCTGAATTGGGGTCCATGAGTACCGAAGCGGCGTGGTACACGACGCCGCAAGGCCGGCGGCAGACACAGCGTGAATTCGAGCGGGCGTTGAAGCAGGGGACCCTCCTGCGCTTGCCCGGTTCGCCGATTCCAGCCACGGACGCGAAAGTCCTGGCTGAACTGGTTGAGAAAGCCAAAGCAAAGGCCACCAAGGCCATTTCGATCCGGCTGCCAGTGGCCGACCTCGAACGCGCGCAGCAGATAGCCGCCAAAGAAGGCATTGGATACCAAACCGTTTTGAAGCGGGCCATCCAGGCCGGGCTCAAGAAGGTCTCGTAAGTTGCTCAAGTCTGAACCACAACGGTCAGATCCGAACCTGGATCCGGCGAGGCGACGGCAAGGATGTCAAAGGCTAGATCGTCGCCCTCGTTGAGCACCGGCGTCGGCCAGATGGTCGGCCGGATGCGCTCTCCTACGGCGTGGTCCTTGGTCACGATGGCTTCGAACGTCTGATTGTCCGGATCGGCGCTGATCACGCGGACGTGCTCTTCGTTCGCGCCGCCGGGATCGAGGAAGACGAAGCCGCTAGGCACAAGACCGAGCCGGTTTGCGCCATACGAAGCCGTCTGCAAGGTTTGCGGGTCGGGCCCGGCGGTCACCGCTGAGATCAGCACCAGGCCGTAGTCGGCATACGGCAGACGGCGCGTGGCGGGGAGCCCCAAGCCTTCGTTGTTCACCAGGAAGTCGTAGGTGGTCTTGTAGGCGTCCGGCAGTGCCTGCGCGATGCCCATGTACTCGAGCGGTTCCCACGTCGCGCCGCCATCGCGGCTGATCTTCACCAGGAAGGCCGACTGGCCGTCGGTCGTGCCCCGCTGGAGATAGGCGTAGACGCAGCGGATCGAGGCGGCGTCCTGCACCTTCATCGGGATGACGACATTCTCCTGCACCGTGAGCGGGCCCGGCACCTGGAAGGTGTACGCGCCGCCGTTACAGGTGCGCAAGCCGGGCATGTGAGGCTCGTTGTGGCGCGAGAGCGGGAAGACAGTGAACGGCCCATAGCCGAAGTGGTTCGCCACGCCGGCCAGTGCCGCCACGATGCAGGCGCTCGGCAGCTTCGCCTCGATCCGCGCGGGCAGGCCCGGCGTTCGGAAAAAGCCCTTCCGGACGCTGAAGGTGAACGTCTTCTGGTCGAGCTTGTAGAAGCGGATGCCGGCGAGATGTGCACAGCGCAGGGTGCCGAAAGTCGCCTGGCCTTCGGGGACGCCAGGGTAGGCGCGTTGCAGGTGAAACTCGCCGCTCGGCACCACGTCGCCGGGCGCGCCGGGGCCGGTGATCTGGGCGCACTCGTAGGAGCGGCGGCCAGGGTTTGCAGTGTCGGCGGACTCATCATTGAAGACGATGAAGTCGCCTACACGGAAGACCCGTTGCGTATCGGGGTTCACTGTACAGACCACATTGACCGGATCGGTCGTGGCGTCGATGGCGGTGTCGATGGACGCCCAGAGATCGGTGGTCAATTCGTCCACGTAGTAAAGCGCCAGGGTGATCTCGTGTGCGCCGACGATGTTGGCATTGCCGGAGGCGTCGGGCGCAACTGTCATGTCGTCGATCGCGAAGGTTCCGTAATCACCAAGGCGCGGAACGCCGGTCAGCACGCCGGGGACGCCCGTGTCGATGAGCACTTCCTCGGCGGGCGGCTCGGGCACGACGTCGGCGGGCTTCGGGCCGGCGACCAAGTCGTACATCGAGTCCGTAGTGGTGCGGCCCTGGATGTCGATCGAGTAGTCGCGGTTGAGCCGCCAGCCGGTCACGCGGAACTCGCCCGTGCCGCCGGGCATGTCCGGATGGGTCATCGAGCAGACCATGCCGGGCTCGGTGTTGAGCGCAAGCACGGTCGTGCGGAAGCCGATCTGACGCGCCTTCTTCCATTCTTCCGGGGTGATGCCGCCCAACTCCTCTCGCAGGCGGACGGTGATGATCCGGGCGGCCTGCGACTTCGACGCTGTGCCCGACAGATTCACCGTTGACTTCAGAAACAGTGACCCAGCGCCGCCACCGATCAATGTGGCGTGGTCGATGTCGTAGAGCGAGATCGAGTTGGCGACGAACTCGAAGTCCTCGTCGGCGAAGTTGGCCGTCAGGTGGTTGAAGCCTGGCTTGAGCGGAGCGAGTTGGAGGCTGCGGAACAAAATGTTGCCTTCAGTGAACGCCTCGACTGCCGAGGAGTTCACGCGGACGCCGAGCTTCAGTTTGCCATTGGCGAACGTGTAGTAGCCCAGGCAGTTCATCAGCACTTCCTGGAGCCAGTCGCGCAGCGGTTTCTCCTCCTGAAGAACGCCGCGGAACTTGAACTGGGTCTCCGTGCCTGTGCCCACCAGCTTCGACACTTGCTCGATGCAAATCGCCGCTGCCGCGATGGCCGCATCGACATCGAACAGCGTCTCGGCGAAGTCGAGTTGTTCGGTCGTCGCGCCCGCGCCCAGGCGCAGGCCTCGGGCGCGCAGCAGCATGTTGACGGCGATCCAGATCGGGTTGGTCAGCGCCGTCTGCCATGCGCGCTCTTCTGGAGCCGTCCACACCCAGCCGCCGAGGCCCTGGGCGACGACGGCTTCCATCGCGTGTTCGCCCAGGCGCGAAAGCTGCAATCCTTTGGCGTCCGAACGCCGAATCATGAGGAACGCTGTACCGGCTGCCCGTTCCGGGCCGGCGTCCGTGTCCATGCCGAAGGTCGTTGGGTTCGGATCTGTGCCCAGACTGGTCATCAGCCCAAGTGAACCCGGGTAGCCGTGATGGTACTGCCCGTCGAGCTTGTGGCCGGTGCCATAGGCCCCCAGCGGCCCTTCGCCGACGATGCCCACAGCAGCGTAGAAGTCGCTCTCGTCGCGGCCCATGGCGACCTTGGCATTCACGGGCATCGCCGAATCGGTGTAGATCTCGGGCAGGACCTGATCGTAGATCGAGTCGGCGACCAGCGAGACGGAGGTGAGCGTCGAGCGGCCAAAGCCCCAGACGCCGGTCGAGTTGTCCTTGATTCGCACGCCCTGCGGCTTGGCCATGATGCCGCCGTAGTAGTCGTTCATGCCGTGCGCCCGGCAGCCGTTCGGCGTGTCGAAACCCTTGTCGCAGCGCGTGGGGTCGGCTTCGGGGAAGTGGACCAAGTCGAGCGCGCCCTGCGCGGCGAACGGGCATGCCGGGGCATTGAACGGCTTCCAGCAAGTGCGGGAGATCTTGCGCGTGGGGTAAGGCAGGTTCAACTCGTAAAGGCCATCGGTGGCGGTCACTCGGAACTCCGGGCCGGCATCGCACGACCAGTTCACGATGTTGCCCTTCCAGAGATCGAGCTTGATCCCGGTTCCGACGTGGAACAGGCTGAAGGCAATCTCGGCGCGGAAGAGGTCGACGTCGTTGGCCAGATCGCGCATCACGCGGTCGGCGTTGCCGAAGGTGAACTGGGCCTCGTCAGATTCGTTGCCGATGGATTGCAAGATGCCGTCGAATTCGACCAGGCGCGCCTGGTAGAGTTGACTCCCAATCGTGCAGCGGCGATCACTGACATGGATGGCGGGATAACCAGGTTGAAGAGGTTGAATACAGACGAGCGGGATGATCTCCTGGACCTGCGAGAGCAGTGCACTCTGGAGCGCGGCGGGTGGGAAGCGATTGACGGTCTGGTTGAGCGGATACGACGGGCTGGTCTGGGGGATCTCGACCAGCGTCACGCCGAGCGAGCAAGCCCAGTCGGCGACCATCTCCCAGGAGAGCGGCTCGTTGGCAAAGCGGCAGATCACGGGCGTGGTCCCGACGCCGCTATCGTTCGGAGCGTTGTAGGTGAAAGCTCCGTAGGGGCCATACTTCGACTCCCAGAAGTTACGCAGGGCGATGCGCTCGGCGTCGCGCAGCCACTGCTTGCGAATGGTGAAGCGGCGAGCGCCGGTTCCGAGGAGGACGCGCTGCTCGACCTTTGCATTGCCGCTGCCGAATTGATGCACCACGACTTCATCGTCCCGACGCACCTCGAACGGGTAATCGGGCACGAGAGGAAACACGCCCGACGGCACGATCTCCGGGACCGCGATGTTGCCGATGTAGTCAGGCATCAGCGCTCCTCCACGCGAATGGTGAACGAACGGTCCTCCGTGCGACCACCTGTGGTCGTGATGCGGTTCGTAACCGTGTAGGACTGCCCCGCCGTCCCGCCGGAAAGCCACACCGTGGCAGACGACGCAGTCTTCGAGTCACCGACCTTCGTGAGTCCAGTCGGGACCAGCCACTCGCTGGTCACGACCTGATCGGCGGCAAGCCAGCGGGTCCAGTCGATCGTGTAGTCGAGGACCGCGTTCGGGTCTTTCGGGAAGGTCATGCGTCGATGCCCCGGTTCTCTCGCCGGACAACGAGCGTGCGCGGCTCGCCCGCTGGCGAAAACGAGCGGCCCTCGGACCGGACCGGCAAGGTGCGTTCCAGAGCCGTTGACGGCCGGAGGTGCGCCATGAGACTTGAGATTCCCGCGATTTCCGCGCTTCGCGATGTGCCGCGGAACCCCACTAACGTGAAAAACGAGTCGCCGGCGATTGACGCGGAACGGTACGCGATCAACGGCGCATACCAGAACAGGCGCCTCTTGCCGAGCAGCACCCAGGGACCCAACGCGAGTTCGCGGATTTCTTCCGGATACAGCGCGCGCGTCCAGGAGGCGAAGCCGAAGATCTCGGCGAACATCCCCGGAGTGGCTGACGACAACGCCCAGACATCGAGGTTGCCCGCAACGGAACTGGCGTTGGCGAGCGTGCTCTGCACGGCCAACACGCCGTTGTGGTACACGCTGGCGGTCTTGTTGGCGTCGCATGGTAGGACGAAAGCCACGCAGGCGACCTTGCGAAGATCCGCGCCGTAGGAGCCCCACTCGAATGGCCCGTACGGCGACGAGTTGTTTCGGAAGATCGCTTTGTACTTGCCGGTTGAGGTTCGTAGCCCCAGCCACCAGGTGGTCGTGTAGCTGTTGCCGAGCAGCGTCGGGAAGCCCGAGCCGTTCACGCGGTTGATCCGGAACCAGGTGCAGACGGAGATGGTCTTGTTTGTTCCATCGCTACTGTACATCGGGCAGTAGCCGAGGCTGCCGACTGACAAGCCGAGTTGCTCGTTGCTGTAAGCGAAGGCATGACCGAAGGGCGTGGCGAGATTGCCGCCCGAGCCGGCTGGGACCACGAGTCCGGCGGGCGCACCGCCAGACTGCGCCCTGCGCCTGTAGTACGCGGCAGTGAATTCTCCAGTGGTCGTCTCCCGCTTGCTGTTCAGGTGCAGAACATTGAGCGACATCCTGGGTTCGATCGCACTCGGCAGCCAGAGCGAATGCAGGCCGCCCGCCAGCGATGAGGTGAAGTCCGGAAGTTCCTCGTAGTGACTGCTCGGGAAGCACGTCTGCGGCTCGGCGTTGAGAAGGAACTGCCGCATCAGGAGACCTCGAAGTCGACGCCGCGCCAGAAGCCGAGGTTGTCCACGACGTCGAGCGCAACGCCGCAGCGGTTGATGGCGAGAACGCCCCACACCGGCGGAAGGACATTGCCGAATGCGGATGCTACGGAGAACGGCGGGCTGATCACGGCGCCCGCGGCGGCCACATAGAGCGAGCCAATCGGGCGGATGGAGAGCGTCTCCAGGCTGACGGAGACCGCCTCATCCACGCCGGTGACGCCCGCAGGAAAAATGGGAGCCGTGTCGTCGGCCGCGCCCCAGGCGAAGAAGTAGACGGCATAGCGGTCGCCAAAGGTGCCCGTGGCAGTTTTGATCTTGAACTGGCAGATGGCGTCGATGTAACGGCTGTTCTGGTTGTCGACTTTCGCGGAACTGCGGGCGGCGCCCGATGCAAGGCCGTTGAGCGTGATGCCGAAGTTGGCGACCGGGCCAAATTCCGTGCGAATGGTGGACACGTGCGCCTCTTAGTCCTGGAAGATCGAAAGGTCGTTCTCGCGAACGATGACGAAATCGCCGTCGTTGACTGTTGCTGGTGAGGAGAGCGGGCCACCGCCGAGGAAGTTGCCGCCAGTCAGCGAATCCCACAGGCCGATGTGGGTATAGGTTCCAGCAGGGACCTGTATCAGCAGCACAGCGGCGTTTCGAACGCGCTTCGCGCTGCCGTCACTGTCCACGCTGGTGAACGGCGTGACGGCTTTCCTGGAGTATGGTGCTCCCGAGACCTCGCTCTGGCCGGTCTTGCCCGGATCGGCGGTATGAAGACTGCACCAGTGTTCGGCCACCTGGAAGTCCTGCCCGAGAAACGCCTTTTCGAGAATCTTCTGGTCGAGGTAGTCGGAAAACGGCATTTAGATCTCCTCGGGGGTCAGGCCAACTCGATCAACTCGATGTTCAAGTCCGCGCGGCCGAGCGAGACCGACTGGCTCCACTCGCCGGCGAAGCGAACGGTGTAGCGGCCCGCGACGGCCTGGCCGGAGGGATCATGAGCAAACTTTGGGCTGGTCTCATAGGGGTCGTAGAAGTAGAACGGCTCGGTCGGGCCCTTACGGACGTCGAAGAAGTCGCGCAGCGCCGCGAGTTGCGCCGGAGTCAGCCGCTTGGCCAGCCGCCAGCGCTTGCGGCTGTTGGTGGCCTGCACGGACCGCTGCGATTCGCCGTTGCGGTACTCATTGCCGACGACCGGATACTCGCGCTCGTGGACGAAGGCGCGGGAGAGGCTGGCCGGCAGCACGGTGAGCGGCGCCGCGTTCTGGACCGAGCCGGGCATCAAGCGGTCACCAGGTCGAGGAGCCTTTGGTCTGGGCGCGCGCCGATCCTTCGGGCGACGAAGCGCGCGTAGTTGGCCGGATGATTGCCATCCGCCGAGGGCGCGTAGACCCGGAACATCTCATCGAGCGTAGGCGGCTTGCCCTGCGTGTACTTTCCATCGAGGTACTGCCCCACGAGCACGCGCAGGATGCGCCAGCCTTCCTCGATCGCTCGTTGGCTCATCTCCTCGCGCGAGGCGCAGGGAAACCGCTCAGACGCCCATGCGACGAAGTCGACGTAACCGCGATGGGTCGGATACGGCCGGCCGCGCGCGTCGCGCCACTGCCGGATGTTTCCTGGGTTCGCGTTCCTCTGGGCAAGGGTCGGTTTTGCCACATTGACATAGAAACCTTCCATCTCGGCGATCGCCCGCGCGATCTTTTCGATCAGCTCTGCTCGTGTCATGACAGAATCAACCCTGGACTCAGTTGCAAGCCGGTCATCTCGCGGCGGCCGGCGCTGGCTTTGGTCGCCGTCATTGCAGCCGATTGCACGGCGTGCGGATTCTCGACGACGACGCGCACCGTTTCCTTCTCGAAGAACTCTTTCGCGCCAGGCACGGTGATGTTGATCACCGTGGGCCCAGTGGCGGACGATGGCGTGACACCTCCGATGCGGTCAATCACTAGGCCGCCGGAACTCGATTGGAACAGCCCGCCCCCTTGCTGAAGGAGCGACACTGGGCGTACGGTTGCCGGGAGCCCCGAAGTGCTCTGACCGGTCGACAACGCGTACAACTCGACCAGGTCACGGATCTGCTGGCTGCGGATGGCCGCCTCCAGATTGCCGCCAAAGCCTTGTTTGGCGATGTCGACGATCTGGTTCAGCACACCCTTGTCGCGGATGTCGACGCCGTAGGTGGCCTTGATCTTCTCGCGCGCCTTCTCCTCGGCGCCTTTGACGAACAGCCGCACCAGCCCAGCGACCGCGCCGATTCCGGCGCCGATCGCCGCGCCCAATGGACCGCCATACTTGAAGCCGATCATCGCGCCGCCGGCTGTGGTCATGGCAAGGCCGGAAACACCGCCGCGCTGGAGGCCCATTAGGGCAAGCGTCGCACCGCCGACCAGCGCGGCATTGGACCGTCCGAGCGCCGACAGCTTCTGGCCCACGGTGGCCGCTTCCCACGTCACGGCCTTGCCAGGCGCATACTGGACACCGCCGCCGAAGCCGAGAAAATCCTTCCAGCCGCCGAGCAGGCCACTCCAGCCCCTGCCGCGAGTCGAAGGGACGAAGGGAGGCGTGCCCCACCCTCCGGCCGCGCCACCGGGAATGGGACCACCACCACTGCCTCCTCCGAAGACCGGCGCGGCGCCGATGCCGAGCAGCCCGCCGATCCTGCCGAGCGTGCCCCCGCCGGAGGCGCCTCCACCGGCCATCGAGACCCGCGTGCCGGTGAACAACTGCATCAGCATCGCGGCGACGCGCGAGGTGACTACGTCCTTGATGGCCGTCAATAGAGCGGTCTTGAGCGAATTCCCGATGGCCGACCAGATGGACTGCGACTTGGTGAGCAGCGCGTCGAAGACACCCTCGGCCTGGCGCTTGAACGACTCGAAGATCCGCTGATTGTGATCCCTCACCAACTGCGCCTGGCGAATCGCTGCATTCTCCCGCGCGCCCTGGATCGCGGCGTCCGTCGCCTCCTGCTGGAACCGCCGGATCTCATCCCGCTGTACGGTCAGCTCAGCAATGCGCACCTCGATTTCATCGGCCCGGTAGCCGAGCCGCTTCAGCGCCGCCTCTTCCTCGATCACCATCCTCGAGGTTTCGAGGTCGAACAGACGCATGCGGATCTCGTGCACGCGGGTGAGGTACTCGATCTCGATCGCCGCTTTGCGTTGTTCGACGGCGACCTTCTGCTCCAGAGTCTGCGCATTCGTGGCGTCGAGCGCCCGCAGTTGCGCCTCGCGCGCGATTCCGGCCCGTGTCTCCTCGATGCCGAGCATCTGCTCCAGGTGATCGAGGTTGCGTTTGGAAATCTCCTCGTTGTAGGCCAGCCGCTGGCTGAACAGGTGCGACTCGATCTCGAGGCGTCGGCGCGCGGCTTCTTCTTCCGCAGCCAGATACTCGGCGAGGTTCTTGCGGTTGGTCTCCTGGACTTCCTTCTGCCAGTTCGTCAAGCGCACGCGAAGTTCGCCGATGACGTTCTCCCAGGCTTCGCGCGTCAGTGCAATCCGCTGCTCGTTTCCGCGATCGTCCACGAACGTGGTCCACTTGCGGAGCTGCTCCTGGACTTCGGCCATGTCCCGCGCGAATCCTGTCAGCCCGCGCCGCCGCACTTCGTCGAGCGCGCGTGCGCTCTCCCGCTCCACTTCCAACTGGCGCTTCCGGATCTCGGCCGCCCGCTTCAGTGCTTCGAGGTCCGGCTCCGGAGACGTCTTGATGGTGAGCTTCGGCCCTTCGTACTCGAAGGGCTGCTCTCCAGGGAGCCACCGCTTGCCGATGATGAGTTCGCGGATCTGGTCGTCGGTCATCCCCTGTTTGCGCAGGGCATCGACGCTCGTCCGGCCGCTGAAGAGATCCTCGCGCATCGCCTTCCGCTGCATCTCGTCGAAGCGAGCCTGAAGTTGATCCTGGGTGTCCTTCCATTGCGAGTAGATGGCAAAGCCCGCGCCTACCACGCCCACAGCAAGCAACGCATACGGATTGATGCTGGCGAGTTGGAGCGCGGCGATCGACTTCGCCAGCGCCATGATCTTGTCGGCCAGGGCGTAAGTCGCCAAAATGCCCGACACCCACAGCGCGACCTCACCAAACTTCTTGAGCAGATCTGTGTTTTCCCGGAGCCAGGCGACCAGACCACGCAGATTGCCGATCAGCGCCTTGAAGTCATCCTGGAACTTGGCTCCGATGTCTTCGCGCAGGTTGTTGAATTCGCGGCGCAGCGCGCCCAATTGTCCCTCGACCGTCTGGGACGCCGCCGCGTGCGCGCCCTGGATCTTCGCGCCTTCGCGAATCACCGCGTTATAGCGGAGCTGCTTCTCCTCTGTCTCGGTCAGTGCGCGGCCGAGTTGAAGCTGGGCAATTTGAGATTCCTTCTGGAAGTCGACGAACAGCCCCAGCGTGCGCAGGCCGCGCGAGGCGCCCGACTCGATGGCCATTACGATGGATTCAAGTGCCTCGCCGGCGGCGATGTTCTGGACCGCCGCCGCGTCCTTGGCCAGTTTCGCCAAGCCTTGCGCCTTCGACAGTTCCAGGTCGGCCACGATCAACCGCTGAACGGCATGCGCGGCTTCGGTGTACTCGAAGCCGATCTCTTCGACCGCCGCTACCTGCCTGGCCGCAGCAGCCGCGCCCACGCCGTGAGCGTTGGCCAGCGCCTTGAGCGAGGCCTCGGCTTTGGCGTTTTGGGCGGCCATCATGACGGAGCCGACGGTGAACTCCTTGGCCCAGGCGAGCGCGCTCTTGATGGCGTCGGCGAGCAGGTTCCCGGCGGTGGCGCCTTTCACCATGGCGGCGGTCATGCCGTCGATCCCCTGCGTCGCGCCCCGGGCGGTCTTCACCGCCGCCGCCTCCATGCTGGACAGGCTCGCGTTGACGCTCTTGATGGACGCATTGGCCCTGTTGGTGTCGACTTCAACGACGAGTTCGAGCCTGTTATCGGCCATGCGGGTCCATCTGCTCGCGGTCCAACGCGTCGCGTTCCTCTTCGAGCACCACAAGCGCCCGGAACTCGTCGGCCCGGATCTCGTCAAGGCCAATCCAGACGCCCAGCTTCAGCGCCGCCCGAAGGTCGAGCGCGCGCCGCAGCAACAGTCCCGCTTCGGAGGATTGTGCGGCATCCAGCTTGTCGAGCGGGCAGTGGTCGCAGCGGCCGCCATCGTCCGGAGCGTCCGGGCAGAGACCGGGGTCACAGAGTTCCTCCCGGCGGAGCGCCCAATGAACTAGGAACCGCAGGGAGGGTTTTTCAGGCCACTCCCCGCGCGTCAGTTTGGGTCGCGCTGCTCCTCAAAGGCGCCGTCCAGAGCATCAATCGCGGCTTTGACCGCGACGGCCTGGTGGATGATCGGCACCTCGCCCGAGTAGCCTTCGGAGGATTCGAGCAGCTTCTTGAAGAGCGCGGCGGCCGTGGCGAGGTTGATGATCAGTTCCTGGCGGTTGTAGGGCAGATCGAGCACTCGCGCGAAGCCGCGGCGGTACTCGAAGACATCCTTGGCCGAGGGCATCTTAAGGATGTGCGCCACCGTGCCACCAAGGACGCGGAGCGTCACCCGGAAGGCGTCACCCTGCTGGACCACGTCGTCGACATCGGCCTGGCTCAACTGCTCGATGATGCGGCTAGCCTCGAAGGCATCGACCTCGGGCGCGTTCTCCTCCGGCACCCGGATCTTCGCGAGCAGCGCGGCGTCGGCTTCTGCCGAGTCGGGGATCGTGGTCTCCGACACCCCGCGCCCTAGTTGCTTCACAATGACCTTGCGCTTCCTCTGGCGGTCAATCCACTCTTCGTCCGTCGGAAAGCGGACGCGGACTGGCTTCACACCTTCGGGCGTGCGCAGGTGAATGGTGATGGGTTGCTTTACGTCAAACATGGCAATTCCTTACTGAGCGATTCCATCCACGTTGCACTTGGCTACCGCCGAGACGATGCCGTTGGTCTCATCCCACATCGGCAGGCACTCGACGGAGACGGTGACGATGCCGTCCGTCTCGCCCACCTCAGCCGAGGCGAAGGAGACCTTGTGCCAGGTGATTTCGAGCGAGTTGTTCGCATCGTAGGTGAGCGCCAGCACTGCTGTGCCTGTGGACTGGCTCTTGAGCTTGGTCAACTCGGTCGAACCGTTCTCGAAGCGCGCCACGAAGCGCAGCGTCCCCTGGCGGTTTCCAAACTCGAGCCGGCCGCGGATCGCCCCGCTTGCGCCATCGCCCGGCGTCTGGAAGCCGGAGCCGGGATAGAAGCCGCCGTCCAGGCGGACGTTGTTCTTCCAGGAGGTCTCCAGCGAGACGATGTTCTTGTTCGAGACGTAGTTGACGCCGTTGATCGAGAGCGCCAGCGACGCCGACGGCAGGAGCTTTTCGACGGTCGCCGTCGGCATCGTGATGCCCGAGGGCTCTGTGAATTTGCCCGAGCCAACGAACTCGACCGTGATCTTCGAGTTGGCGCGGCCGGGACCCGAGCCGATCGAGATGGTCCAGCCTTCGACCACACATCCCACCGCCATACGGTCGACGACGACGCCCGCGCCCGGGCGGATCTGCTCAACGAAGGAGAAGTAGGGCAGCTCGGCCGCGTCGCCCGACGCCGGGAATAGCGGCGTGCAGGTGTAGGTGAAGTTCGGTGTCGTGCCCGACTTGACCACTTTCCCAAGGCCGAACGCCATGGCCCATGCGCCGATCTCCGCGCCGAGATACTTCTCCAGAGTCCCGTTGACGTCCCAGGACGTCTGGAAGGACTGCGTCGGAAACTCGTGGCCCTTGCCGAATTCTTCGGCATCGTTCTCGGTATTGAGCTTCGGGTTGGCGAGCGCGGCGTTGAGCTTCCTCAACTGCCACATCTGGACGCCGGTGTTGGGCGTCGAGATGTCTGCCTGCTTCTGCTTACCGAAGCAGATCTGGATTTCCTGCATCCGAGTGACGGACATCAGGCGTTACCTCCTCTTCTGTGACCTGCCGCCAGCCCCGCACCATGAGCGGCACAAGCGTGACCGGCGCGGCTTCCACTTCCTGCACCTCGCCCTCGGGCGAGCGCATGAGCACGGTTTCAGTCATCTCCCATCTCCATAAAGCTGAGGGGCACCTCGAAATAGTCGAGCTCCTCGGCGTCGGTCTGCCGTTGAATGAGTGGCAGGTCCATCGGGTGGCAGGACGGATGCACCGTAGCGTTCAGCAACGGCACCCCCGCCGACGTCGGAACGCCCTTCGTGATCAGCCGGAACAGCCGGTAGTAGGCGGTGGGCGGATCGCCCTCGAAGGACTCTCGCGCCCGCAGATAGAGCGTCACCTGGTGCCGCCAGACATCCACGCCGCCGAAACTCGACGGCTGCGTCCCCTGCCAGGCGGCCATGATTCCCGGCGCAGGCATCTCGTGGATCGCCGCCGTGAGGCTCGAGCGCTTCGGATACTGGTCGTGGTAAGCAAAGATCCGCTGTTCATCGCCACCCATCTCCGCGACCAGCTCCGGGATGTCGCGCAGCAGGGCGACCAGGTTGTCCACCAGTTCCGCCGGGTTGATCACCTTTGTTTGCCCCCCAAGCTGCGTTCCAGAAGCAGACGGGGCTTCATTGCCTCCAGCATCTTGCGGGCAGCCTCAAGCATGGCCGCCTTGTTCTTCGGCGAGAACACCATCCACGCCTCGCGCTTCTGATTGGCCCAGGCCTTGATCCGGTCCTTGCGGGTCGAGACGTTGGCCTTGGCGCGGTTCTCGCTGACCGCGCGGACCTGGAAGTTGCGCAGCAGGTCGCCCGAGAAGGTCAGGTTGCGGCGGTTGCCCTTGCCCTTGCGGGTCTTCCAGATCGCGTAACGCTTCGTGAGCGGCTTGGCCGCGGAATCCTCCGGACCTTGGGCGGCGGCGAGCCGCGCCTTCACTGCCGCGACGCCCGCGCTGCCCAGCTCATACATCTGCCGCTGGCGGAAGTTGAGCAGGTCGAGCCGCAGTTGCTTCTTCTGGTAGACACGGACGCTGGGCATGAAACGCCTTGAGAGAACTTGTGCGCAATTGCGCACAAGTCGAGAAACCTCCGCCAGATTTGGCGGAAGTCCGACTTCCGGAAGATTTTCCGGAAGTCAGTTGGCTATACGCAGCCGGAGCGCAGCAGCGCCCTCGGCGTCGGCCTCGATGTCGAAGACCTTGTAGCGGACGCCTTCGATCGCGACCTCGTCGCCGCGCACCGGCGCCTCAGGCAGGTCCGGCAGCCGCACGAACAGCACGGCATAGACGCCCGGCGAGGCGTCCTCGGCCTCCCGCGCCGGCTGAAACACCGCGCGGATGAGGGCCTGCCCGCCGGCCTCGGGAAGGTAGGTGACCTCCCGCCCGAAGACCCGCAGGCAGGCCTCGTCCACGCGGCTCACTTGGTCCGCAAACGCCATCAGGAGAGAAACGCCCCGTTCAGGCGGACACGGCCGGTAGCGTCGCCGTCGGCCGCTGCTCTCACCGCGACCCCGATCAGCTTGTTGCTGGTTGCGGTCTTCGTTGCGCGCTTGTTGATGTTGTCCCAGTAGATGAGGTCGCCGGCCGACCAAGCCGTGCTCGCGCCGGTCTCCCGGACCAGATCGAAGACGCCCGCCACCTGGAACTCGCCCTCTTCGCCGCTGGCGACATCGGTTGCGGCGACGCCGAAGATGGAGCCGACCAGCGCGCCGCCGCCCGAACTTACCGCGTAGGGCGTGGTGAGAGTCAGCGTTTCACCCTTCTGCACGTAGTTCTTCATTGCTCAGTCCTCCTGATCACGCACCAGCGTTCTTTTGGAGCCCGCGCCAGTCGATGGCCTTGGCCCCAAAGTCGAGCCGCGCTTTGATCTCGACGCCATCGACATCGAAGCCCTGCCGGGTCTCGATGTACACGCCGTCCTGGCCTTCGAGGTAGGCGTACTCGATCGTGTCGATCTGGTCCGGCGAGGCGAACAGATACCAGGCCGTCGTGCTCGCCGCGTCGAGCCGGGGTTCGGCAATCGGCGTCAGGGCCCGGATGTAGTCGGGCACCAGGTCTGCCGATTTCGCCGGCGCCAGGTTCGGCGCGATCATCTGGAAGGCCGCCAGTTGCAGCGCCACCGGGACCACCAGATAGCGCGGCTGCACGTTCAGCACGGTGACGCCGTCGAGGCCCTTCTGCTTGGCCATCGCCGCCATGCCCGCGCCCAGACCCGTCAATGCCAGCGCGCTGCCCGCGCCCGTGTTGAGGTTCGCGTGGTTCGCGTGGAACAGAGCGACGCCGTCGCCCATCGCGGGGTTCGAGGTGATGATGCCCCAGACGGTATCGCTCTCGAGCGTCGCCGCCGCTAAGCCGAACCCGGCGGGGATGCGCGTAAAAGCGCTCAGGTCGTCGTTGATGATCGTCTGGCGGGTGATCGAAACGATCCGGCCATAGGTGGCGAGCTTGTAGGTCTCCTTCGACTCGGCGATCGAGCCGTGGGTGAACTCGCCCTTCTCGTTGACCTTCATCAGGCTTGGCGCTTCGCCCAACTGCACGGCGTTGATGTTCTTGAAGTCGACCGCCGAGCGCCGCCGCGAAAACGGCAGGAACGTGCGCGGGTAGGCTTCATAGGCCTGCCGCAGGGTCTTGTTGGCCACATCGGCGAGGATCGAGGGGAAGTCGGAGGTCGACAAGGCGAGCTTGGCGATCTCGTGGCGCGGCAGCCGCTTGGTGCGCGTGCCGGCGGTTTCGAGGCACTCTTTCGCCAGATCGAGCAGCGTCTGCCCTGCCCAGTCGCGGCCGAGGTCGTCCTTCAAAGGGAAGACCGCCGGATCGTACCGGTGCAAGAGCGCCGCCATGATCCCGGCTCGACGGGTGTCGGTTGCATCTCTGGTAACCACGGCGGCCGCGCTGCGGATCTCGGGTTCGGCTAACCGGCGTGCCGTATCGTCAAGCGCCAGCTTGCGAAACTCCTCAATCGAGGTGCCTGCTTCGACATGCTGAGCGACCAAGTGCGCATCGAGACCGAGCGTGCGGCCGACCTTCTCGATTTCCCGGATGCGCGCGCGTTCGGCCAGTACGGCGGCCTGGCGCTCGGCATCCAGGTTGATCTTCAGTTCGTCGCGGGTCTCTTCGCCCGTGGCGGTAACGATGGTTTCGTCCATCTTCTGCTCCTGTGGGCCAGTTGCCCGTTCGAACTTGAATCCCGCGCCCGGATCGGCGCCGATGGGCACGAGCGAGACTTCCTCGGGCTCCCAATCGGTCACCAGCACCTGGCGCATTGCTGCTCCCTGCGGCGTCGCATCTTCGACGGCGTGAATCGCGACTCCCATCGAGGCGTTGCGCAGGATGCCGTCCTGGACGTCCTGCCAGACCGGATCCACGTCGGCGCGCTTCGAAAACCGCACCGTCGCTTTGCCCTGTCCGTTTTCGACCCACGCCCGCGTGATCACGCCGATGACGTCGTCGACTGTGAAGTCACGATGCCCGTTGAGCAGCGGCGCAGAGCCGCTTGCCAGTCGTCCCATTCGGATCGCGCCCGGTTCCATCGAGAAGCGCATCTCGAAGGGTCCGCGCGCGTCACAGCGGCGGACAGACGCGCCGGTGTACCAGGTCAGCGTCGCCGTGCGGTCGTCGCGGTCGGCCGGAGCCAGCGCCTCAAACTGGGCTTCCAGCCGTTCTCTCGTTGGGGTCATCTTGAAGCTCCTTTTGTTGGGCGCCGCTCTGCGTCACGCGGCGCGGGTCGCAGTCGAGCACGATGCCGCGCTCGTCGAGCAGCCGGTTGATCTCGGCGATCTGTTCCAGTTGCGCGTCCGGATCGTAGCCCTGCTCGGCGATCGCCTGCCGCAGCGTCAGCGTTCCGGTGCGCAGGCGGTTGAGCGTCGCGACGGAGTCCTTGTATGGATCGACGCTGCCAAAGCCCGGTGGCGTCCACTCAGCGCGAAACGGGCCGGGTTCGGGGATCGCGCCGGCCGCATAGGCCACCGTGAGAAATCGCTCCCAGACCGGCATGCACAGCATCGGAATGAAGGTCAGCCACCGGAAACCTTCGATACCGTTGCGGAAGCTGAGCAGCCCGGCGCGGTAGCTCGAGTAGTTCACGCGCGAAAGATCCCCGGTCAACTGCTCGTAGGTGAGCTGCAAGCCCGTGGCGATTTGCGCCTGTTTGGCGGCGACATAGTCGCGGTATCCGGCAGACGCTGACGGCGAGGCGAAGGTGATCTCTTCGCCGGGCTTCAGGTACTCGATCATGCCGGGCTCGAAGCTCTCAACGCGCTTGCCGGTGGCCGGGTCCGGCACGGCCGGAGCGATCGGCGGCCCATCCGGGCCCTGCGGCTGCGTCACGAACGCTGCAAAGCAGGCCTCGATCTTCTTGCGGACCAGTTCGGCCTCTTCGTACTCATCGAGATCGCGCAGTGTGACCACAACCGGCGCCAGCCACGGCACACCGCGCACCTGGCCCGGGCGGTCTTTCCTGTAGATGTGGAGAACCTCGCTGGCAGGCACGCGGACTGATTGCAGAGGTGCTCCACCACGCACGCCTGTCTGCACCACGTCGCCGGGATGCTGGCCGTAGAGCCAGTAGTAGACGCGGCGGCCCACGAGATCGAACTCGACGCCTTGGATGACGTAGCCCGTCTCAGTCTTCTGCGTCTTCGTGTGGTCGAGATAGTCGGGCTCGAGTACCTGAAGCTGCAACGGAACCGTGAAACCATCGCTTTCACGCCGCTGGCGGAATCGCACCAGGCACTCGCCGCTTTCAAAGACCGTGCGGGCGATCAGCGCCTGGAGTCCGTAGAAATCAAGCTGCCCGTCGGCGTCGCACTCCTCGATCCAGTCCGCCCAGGCCGCGTTGATCAAGCGGTCCAGGTCCGGCTCGCCGCTTCGCGCCTGCGCTGTAATGCCCGTGCCGATGACGTTACCCACCACCTCGGCCACGGCGCGCGCCGCGTAGGCATTGTTGCGGATCAGGTCGCGCGAGCGTTCGCGCAGCTTTGAGAGCGCCACTGAGATCTCGGCGTTGGCCGAGTTGCCGGTGGTGACCCAGCCGCCCGTGCGGCGGTCGGTCCGCGCGCCTTCATAGGCCAGCCGGATCAGTTCCCCGGCGCGGCGGGCGCGCATCCGGCGCAGACCCGTCTCGGGCGATACCCAGGCGATCGCTTTGTCGAGCCAGTTCATCCTTTTGAGGTCTGAGCAAATGAGAAGCGGTCTGTCGTAGTGCCGGATTCGGCGGCCAGCGCTTCCCGGATCACGGCCCGAGCCTGAAGGAGTTCATCCATCGAGCGGTAGGTCACCGTGCGATCGCCGAAGCTGACGGTCAGTTCACCGCTGGCGATGGCCGCCTCGACGGCGTCAAGTTGCTGCTGCGTCCAGGCCATCTACCCGCGCCTCCGCTTGAAGTAGAACGTCGCCCGCGTCCCGAACTCGCGAACGACCGCCACGAGTTCCCACCCTTGCGCGCCGTACTCTGCTAGCGCGGCCGTGGACTCCGCTTCTGCCGTGACCACCAGGTATTCCCATGCCAGCCCGGCGGCCTGCGTCTGACTCCTGACTTTCATCGCGTGAGCCACTTCCTTCCCCGATCGCCCAGCCATCGGGCGCGGTCAGTGTCATCCTCCGGAACGGGACGCGGCCGGTTTGCCGCCAGAAGCCGGTCCGCTTCGTTGTCGAGCGACAAGCCCATCGAGATGAGCGCCCGCAGCGCGGCGTAGGCGTAGACGCGCGCATCGAGCGCCTCCTGCCTCACGCCTGGCTTGGGCCGCCATTCTCGCTTGGGCTGGCCTTTCGCGTACGTGGTCACGAGCACCTCGCCCAGGAGTTGCTCAAAGTAGGTTTCCTCGCGGTCGGCCGGGAAGTGCGAGTAGCCAGGCGTGCCCGGCGTCGGGTTCTTGAGCCGTCCGTAAATTGTCTCCTTCGCCGTGTCGGTACCCACGATCCACGGCTTCTCGCCGCGGATGTTCTTCGCCGTAGGCTTGCGCTGCCAGACGGGCAACGGCCCACCCTTGCCCTTCACGGCGAAAATGCGCCGGTGATAGCGGGTCCGGCAGAACTCATACACCGCCTGCGACTCGTAGCCCGCGTCGATCGCGCACGCCGCCACAGGCAGTGAGATCCCCGTTTCGTGTGACCAACGCCGTTCGAGGTAGGTGTCGAGTTCCTGCCAGACCAACGCGCCCGACGGATCGCCCGGCAGCACGCGATACTCGATCGACCACGATTCCTCGCCTCGCCCCCAGCCGACGAGTTCCAGCTCGAGCCTGTCCTTTTGCACATCGACGCCGGCAGTCAGCACCACCGCGCCATACGGCATCGCCGCCCGGTAGTGCTCGCGGCGCGCCATGACCGTGGCCTGGTCGACCGTGGTTTCCGCGGCATCGTCCCAAGGCTCGGCGAGCACCGTGTTCACGAACTCGCGCAACGTCTCGATCGACTTCTTGTCGGCCAGGAACTTCTTCGCCAGCGCGCCCCACTTGCGCCACGGCGAATAGAGACCGTTGATCCAGAAACCTGCGATCTCGGCCACCTCCGGCCGAGCCGCGCGCCACTCGCCGGCCTTGAGCATCTGGTGCTTCTGCCAGTCGGCGACCAGCTTCGAGCAGTGCTCGCAGCGGTACTGCGCCTTTTCTGGCGCCTCCTTTGGCCAGACGAGGTTGCCCCACGCGAGCACCTGGTAGGCGCCGCAGTGCGGGCACGGCACCCAGAAGCTCTGCTGGTTCGAGTTGAGCCAGGCTTGCTCGATCCGCGATGCGCCCTTGGTCGTCGGCGTCGAGCAGAGCACGATCTTGCGGTTCCAGAAGTTGGCCGTGCGGGTGATGGCAAGGTTTACCGGATCGCCCTCACTTCCGGCGCTCGCCGGATAGCGGTCCACCTCGTCGAGCAGGCAGTAGCGGATCGAGCGCATGGCCAGGCCCGCCGGCGAATTGGCCGCCGCAAGCGTAATCGATCCGCCCAGGAACTTCTTGTGCAGGATCGTGTTGTTCGAATCCCGCGAGCGCGCATCGGCCACCTTGCCGCGCAGGCACGGCGTATCGCGCAGCATGGGCGCGAGGCGGTCTTTCGAGAACGCCTCGGCGTCCACTTCGCGCGGTTCGACCAGCAGCACCGGCCCGGGGTCCAAATCGATGATGTAGCCGAGAAAGTGACCCAGAAGGCTGGTCTTGCCGCTCTGGGCTGCCCACATCATGACGACCGTTTCGTACGGGCTCGACGGGCCCATGGCGTCCATCACCGCGCGCTGATAAGGCGCCCGGTCCGTGCGCCATTCGCCCTTTTCCGCCGCGAATTCCGAACTCAGCCGCGCATTCTGATCGGCCCACTGCGAGACCGTCAGGTCGGGTGGCGGCAACAGCACATCGGCCGCCAGAATCTGGATCTCGTCAACGCGCATGCTGGACGGCTCGGT